GAAAGGAGACGTTCGCTGCCTTTCGCTATCAATATCGCAAAATTGGATATATGGGTATAGCTATCAGTTTAAGTTCAAACTAAAACCAACAAATGGCTTTATATATTTGTAATAAATGTAAAAATCAAAAGGAATTAAAAAAACAAACTTTAGTTCTAATCAAAAAAAATTGGATGGTAAAAGAAGCTCTCTGTATTTGTGGAAATTACATGGAATCTAAAACACAAAAGGGCATACCTTATCTAATAAGAACAGAGCCAAGCTTAAAAAAATAACAATGGCTAAAGGGAGAAAAAAACTACCTACAAAGGTTAAGGAAATGCAAGGTACACTGGATGCATCAAGACAAGTTAAAAATGAGATGCAAGTAAGCACCTTAAATAAATTACCAGAAGCTCCAGAATGGCTAACCGAAACAGCTCAAATAGAATGGCGTAATGTAACTAATGAGCTATTAAATTTACAAATGTTACATCAAATAGATTTAGTATTACTGGCTGCTTATTGCAATGCTATCTCTTTACATATTGAGATGGAACAATTACTAATGGAGAAAGGGAGAGTTAATCATTACTATAATGAGGATGGAAGTTTAAGACATAGCCAAAGTAAGCCAGAGGTAAAAATTAGCAATGATAGTTTAGCCAATGCTCTAAAGATTGCCAGAGAGTTTGGATTTACGCCAAGCAGCAGAGGTGGAATTTCAGCTCCTAAAATAACTAATAATACTCAAATAAATTATTTTGATTAATGAGTAAATACTATTATGATAAAGAAGCAGCGGATAGAGCTGTAAGTTTTATTGAGAAATTTATTACTCATACAAAAGGAGAGCTTACTGGCCAACCATTGCTATTAGAAAAATGGCAAAAGGAAATAGTAAATAAACTCTTTGGATGGAAGAATAAAAAAACCAATTTAAGGCAATACAGAACGTGCCTAATTATTCTTGGGCGTAAGAATGGTAAAACAACTCTTACTGCTGGGATTGCTCTATATATGTTATTTGCAGATAATGAGAGAGGGAGTGAAATATATGCAGCAGCTGGAGATAGAAATCAAGCTGGATTAGTTCATGAGATAGCTAAAGGAATGATTCTTAATAATCCAGAATTAGCTGCAAGATCAAAGATATTAAGAAACTCAATTGTAAATGAAAGCAAGGGTAATTACTTTCAAGCCATTAGCTCTGATAGTAAAACCAAACACGGATTCAATGCTAACTGTGTTATATTTGATGAATTGCATACTCAAAAAAATAGAGATTTATGGGATACTCTTTTAACATCAACTGGAAGTAGAAGGCAACCGCTGGTAGTTGCTATAACTACAGCTGGATATGATAAGCAAAGTATTTGTTTTGAGGTTTACTCTTATGCTAAAAAAGTATTAGATGGCTCTATTAAAGATGAGTCATTCCTTCCAATAATATTTGAAGCTGATATTGATGATGATATTACAAAAGAAGAAACCTGGAAAAAAGCCAATCCTAATTATGGAGTTAGCTTAAAAAAAGAGTATATGAAAAGGGAAAGTAAAAAAGCTATAGACATCCCCAGCTATATGAATTCCTTTAGGCGGCTTCATCTTTCGCAATGGACTGAAAACGAAATCAAATGGATGAGCGACAAAGATTGGATGGATTGCCAGGGAGAGCTTGGAGATTTAAGCGGTATGGAATGCTGGGGGGGATTGGATTTAGCAAGTACCAGAGATATAACAGCTTTTGTTTTACTCTTTAGAGTGGATAATATTTTCAAAATAAAGCCTTACTTCTTTGTGCCAAGAGATAACGCTAAAGCAAGAGGAGATAGAGATGGAGTTGATTACATGAGCTTTATAAGTCAAGGACATATAATAGCAACTGAAGGTAATGTTACTGATTATTCTTTTGTAAGAAAAAAGATAAATGATCTATCTAAAAAATATAGGATTCAAAGTATAGCTTATGATAGATGGAATGCTTCCCAGCTCGTTATAGATTTAGTGGGAGATGGAGCGAATATGAGTCCGCTTGGGCAAGGATTTGCGAGTCTTTCAGCACCAACAAAACAACTGGAGAAATTAATTTTAGCTAAAGAAATTCAGCATGATGGCAATCCAGTATTAAGATGGATGATGGGAAACGTGCAATTGGAGATAGATGCAGCTGATAATCATAAGCCAAGTAAGAAAAAAAGTAAAGAGAAAATTGATGGAGTTGCAGCTACTATTTGTGCATTGGCTGAATATATGACAGAGGAAAAAGAAGATAGTATATATGATAATAGAGGATTAATAATATTATGATAGATTTAGAAATACTTGCTTTATTAAGTCCGAGAGGATTTGATGAAAGATTTTGGAAACATTCTAAAGATTGTAAAACGTATATAGAAGCATACGAAAAAACCGAGAAAGAGTTTCATAAACATTTTGGTAAAAGGAAATATTCTGATTATAATAGTTATAGAAATAGTAGAGATAAAAGAATTAAAAGAAATGCATATAAGTTGCATATTAGAAATAATAATAAATAGTATTCTTGCAAATTCCTAAAAATATATAACATTGGCAATAACTGATTTTATTACAAACTTATTTAAAGCACAACCTAAAAAAGAGCAAAGAGGTTTATCATTAAGCTCTATATTTCCAGATAGCACATCATTAGATACTGATAAAGCAATAACACTTACTTCAGTGTGGTGTGCTATAAGATTATTATCTGAAAGTGTTTCCTCATTACCTTGCTCTGTTTATACCAAGCAACCTAATGGAGATAAAATAGAAGATTCAAATAATAGGATATATAACTTAATAAAATATAGGCCTAATAATTACCAAAATAAAATAACATTTTTTGAGTATATAATGATGAGTATCTGTACCTCTGGTAATAGTTATGTGCAAATATTAAGAGATGGAAGCGGCAAGCCAATACAACTTATTCCAATATCTCCAGATGATGTTACTGTAGTTATTAATGAAGGGGAATTATTTTACCAAACGGATGGAGCTGGAGTTTTAGATGCTGCTGATATGTTACATTTCAAAACATTAACTGATAATGGAATAGATGGAATAAGCCCTATAGATCAATGCAAAAATGCTTTAAATTGGGGTTTAAGTGTAGAGGAGTTTGGCAGTACATTTTTTAAAAATGGAGCAAAACCAAGTTCAGTTTTAGCTACTGATAGAGCATTAAGTGAGCAAGCTATAGAAAGATTAAAAAACTCTTTTAGTAATACTTATTCTCAATTAAAAAATAGTAACTCTACTATTATATTGGAAGAGGGATTAACATTTAAGCCAATAAGTATATCACCAGAGCAAGCACAGTTTTTAAGCTCAAGACAATTTTCAATAGAAGAGGTGGCTCGTATATTTAATGTGCCTCCTCACATGCTAAAAGATTTAAGTAAATCAAGCTTTAATAATATAGAAATGCAAAGCCAAGAATTTGTTACCTATACTCTAATGCCTTATTTAACAAGGATTGAGAACGAAATGAATTACAAATTGTTTAGGACAAATGAAATAGGAAAGACATTTATAGAATTTAATGTAAATGGATTATTGAGAGGAGATGTAAAAACAAGAAATGAAGCTTATAAAACTGCCATTACTAATGGCTATATGAGCATTAATGAAGTAAGACAAAAAGAAAATCTAAACTCTATTGAGGGTGGAGATAAACACTTTATGCAAATGAATATGACAACAATAGAAAAAATAGGAGAGGATGCCGTGTGAAGAATGTAATAATGGGAAATGGAAATGGGGCAAGACTGGTGCTTGCCAATATGATTCCAAAGAAGAATGTGAAAAAGACAATGAGGGCTATTATCAAAATGATATAGATTCAGATGATATAGATTTTACAATGAATTTTACTGAAGAGCAAATGGAAGAGCTGCATACTAAAGGGGAAGTTTTAATTGAAGTAAGCGGAGATGATGGAGATACTATGAATATTCTTTTTACTTATGCAAGTAATAATACAGATGAAGATGAGAGAGATGAATCATTTGATCCTATAGGCCCTCAAACAGATGAAGAAAAAAGAGATAAATTAAAAGAAGAAAAGCATGAAAGCTTTTTTGATACTGAAAGAAATAAGCCTTTAACAAGAAAGGCGGAAGATATATGGACTAAAACTATAACTATGGAGAAAAGATATTTTAACATTGAAACCAGAACAGAAAAAAGGGAAGATGGCTCAACCACCATAACTGGTCATGCTGCTGTATTTAATCAGCTTTCAAGTGATTTAGGCGGCTTTAGAGAAGTGATTGCTCCTAATGCTTTTGAGAATGTATTAACGGATGATGTAAGAGCATTGGTAAATCATGATCCTAATCTATTACTGGCAAGAACTACAAGCGGAACTCTTAATTTAGAGCAGACTGCTGATGGATTACAGTATACATTTGATGTACCAGATACTACTTATGGTAGAGATTTAATAATTTCAATGGAGCGTGGAGATATTACACAGTCAAGTTTTGCATTTACAATTGAAGAAGATAGCTGGGAATCTACAGAAGATGGAGAGATAAGAACTATAAATAAAGTTAAAAACCTTTATGATGTTTCTCCAGTAACTTATCCAGCATATCCTGATGCTGATGATTTAACATTAGCTAAACGCTCATTGGCTTTACATAAAGAAAAAGAAGAAAATAAAAGACAAGAAAAAGATTTGGTGCAGCGTTCTCTTGTTGCATTAAAGATAGAATTAAAAAAGAGAAAATAATAAATTAAAATAACAATTATGAAAAATAGTATTGAATTAAAAGAATTGCGTTCTGATATTATTTCTAATTTAGAGAACATCAAAGATGTTGCTACTACTGAAGAAAGAGATTTAACGCAAGATGAGAACAATCAAGTAGATGGCTTATTAGCAGAAGTTGATGAGTTAGATATTAAGATTGAAAGAGCTGAAAAGCTTGAAACAGTTAAGCGTAATGCTGCTGTAGTATCTGGAGTTTCTTCTAAAAAAGAAGCAAAAGAATTAAGAGATTATTCATTTCAAGATGCACTTAAACAAGCTGCAACTGGTAGGATTGAAGGTCTTGTAAAAGAAATGGATGAGGAAGCAAGAAGTGAATCAAGATACACTGGACAATCTTACAAAGGAATTGGTATTCCATCAAGCATACTAACAAGAGCTGCAATTGGTACTGCTGCTGCAAATTCTACTGATGTAATGGCGTGGACTGATCAGCTTGAAGCTAATTTAGTTTTAGCATCTGCTGGAGCTAACTTTTACAGCGGAATTAATAATATGAAATTTCCAGTTTTTGCAAGTATTAATTCTTTATTTGTTGCTGAATCTGGTGGCTCTGCTCCAGCTGCAAACGGAACTGCTACTTCTTTAACTTTAAGCCCAAAGAAATGTATCTCAATCGTAAATGTATCAGCTGAAGCTGTTACTCAAAATGCTTCTATTGAAGCTGCATTGAGAAGAAGTATGGCTCAAAGTGTTGCTGCTACAATGGAATCAGCTTTTTTAGGTAATGATGATGTTACAGCTGCTCCTACTTCATTATTTAAGGATGCAACTTCTGTTGCTACATCTGTTATTTCTTTAACTAATGTAGAGAAAATGGAAACTGACTTATTAGCTGCTGATGTAGCTTTAGAAGGAGCAAGAATGGCTTACATTCTTAACCCAGCTGCTTATGCTGATGTAAAATCTTTAGCTCAAGTAGGTAGTGTTTCTGCTTTGTATGATCATGCTGATAAAAGATTAAATGGATATTTCTCATTCATTACATCTAACTTGAACTCTGGCGGTACTGCTTCAAAAACTGCTGCTATGTTTGGAGATTTCTCTAAAGTCCATATAGCTCAATTTGGTGGATTAGATGTTATTTATGATGTGTATACTGGAGCTTCAACTGGAGAGCCACGATATGTACTTACATCTCTTATGGATGCTGGTGCTGTTCAAGCTACTACATTCCAAAAGAATTTAGAGGCATAATATTTACAATTAATAATTAAAGGGGTGGTAATAGCTACCATCCCTTTTTTTTAAAACTAAAATAAAATGGCAAAAAGTTATGGAGTAGATACAGCAGCCGCAGCAGCAATATTAACAACTGCTGAAGCTAAAACTCATTTAAAAGTAGATACTACTGCTGATGATACTTACATAGATAATCTAATAAGTGCAGCTACTGAATCAGCTCAAATATTTACTAATAGATATTTTATTAATACTACTATAACTCAATATGGAGATAAGTTTAGTGATCTTGCTACATTATTTAAAAGTAAAGTAAGCTCTATTACAAGGATACAATATTATGATAGTAATAATAGTTTACAAACATTATCTACTGATGTGTATTTAACTGATATAGTTCATCAGCCAGCAAGAATAGGATTAAAGCCAAATCAATCTTATCCAGCAATAGCAGATAGAATTAATGCAGTTCAATGTACGTATGTAGTAGGATATGGATCAGCTGCATCTGATGTGCCAGAGGGAATAAGAGAAGCAGTACTTTTAACTATTGGTAATTGGTATGAGAATAGGCAAGAAGTTGTAATTGGAAGAATATCTACTGAATTACCTAAATCAGCTCAATATTTATTAGAGCAATTTAAAGTTCAGACATTATGACAATAGGAGAGCTTGATAGAAGAATTACTTTACAATATCCTACAGTAGCATCTACTGATTATGGAAGTATAGAAGTTAGTGAGTGGACTAATTACAGAACTGTATGGGCTAAAATGGAATGGGATGGCGGAAGTGAATCAGATGAAACTGATAAGATTACAAGCTTAACAAAAGTAAATTTTTATATAAGAAATTTAGATTTAGATAGCTTTATTTCTGGTACAGATAGTGAGGGAGCTGCAAGGCCTACAATGGAATATAGAATAAGATATACTGATGGAGGTGCATTAAAATATTATTATCTTCATAATATAGAACAAATAGAAGGAAGAGATAGATTTGTAAAAATTAAAACAGAGCAAAAAGATTAATGGCAAATTTTGGTAAAAAATCGCAGCAAATGAAATCCGCAGTTAAGCTGATGGGTGCTAAAGAGATTAATGATATGTTTGCTGCTTTGCCAAAACAAATAAAAAGATATACAGTGTGGAAAGCTCTTTGGAGAGAAGTAGGTAGAGAAGCTTTAAAAGATGCAAAAGAGTTAGCTCCAAAACTGGGAGATAGTAAAAATGTAAGTGATAGAACAGAAGTAAGGGGAGTAGTATATCCGCCT